CCTCCTGACGTACCGGCTCGAGGGCCTGGCGCAACGCTGTAGCCACCTGCTTGTCGATGTGGGCCTGCACGCTCTCCGGCGAGAACGGGTCGAACCCAACCTCTGCCTCAGACCTCTGCTTGAGGTCCTCCATGAACTTGCCGCTGGTAAGCGCCTCGCGCTCTGCCTGGATGCGCTTGCGCTCCTCTGCCAACGCCTGCGTCTTGCGAGTGTAGTCGGCACGCATGTTGGCGTACAGCTTCTTGATGTCGTCAGGCGCGTTGCGCAGAGCCTCATCAGAGTTGACCGAGTACGGCTCCTCCGGCTCGTTGTCGAGGATTGGGTCCTCTTCCTTTGCTTCCTCGCCTTCTGCACGCAGTGCAGCCCGGAGCTTTTCGATCGCTTGCTCTTTGCGGGTAGCAGGCTCGTTGAGCGGGACAGTCACCTCACCGGACGACGTGTCCTCAGACTCCAGTGAGGCCTCAGCCTCAGGAGCGTCAACTGTTTCCGTAGCTGCCTCGGCCGCCTCAGGGGCAGCCACTGTCTGTTCGTCACTCACTGGCGTCGTCCTTTACCTGCTCACATGCGCCGCATCAGCAGGTCGTCCTCTTCGACCTCCATCTCGTCGCCCCCCATGGGCTCTTCGACGTTGGTCACCTCGACCTCTACAGCCATGGGAGCTTCCCCATCCATAGGCTGCTTGAGGAACTGCTTGAAGTCGCGACTCTCAGAAAGAGTGCGGAGCTTTCCGGCAAGAAGCTGCAGATCGCGATCGTCCGCCACATCCGAGATGTCGCCCATGGCCAGGGTGTCTGCCATGTCTGCATCAGACGCAGCCGTGGCCACCATCATGAGCTGGTTGACAAACTCAGGCGGAAGCATCTCTTCGTCGCCAGAGAACGAAGGGTACTCCTCTGCCGTGGGGCCAAACGCCGGCAGGACGGCATTCAGCGCATCGACCACCTTGTTGAGAGCGGACATGCTGAAGTCACCGCGAGGGGCAACCTCCATCAACGCCTCATCCTTGGCCCGGTCGGCCTCGTCGGACTTGGCCATTGCCTCATCCCGCATTGCGTCCAGACTCTCGACACTCATGTCACTCTCCCTTGACGGCGGCGTCGAGCATACCACGCTGCTTGAGCTTGGACACACTGAACGTCTTGGCTGCTGCTTCACCCGCATCCATGCCAGATGCAAGGTGCGACTTGTATTCCTGGGTATCCGCCTCGAGCTGCTTCTGCTTCTGCCCGTAGGTTTCGACAGAGTCTTCGATGAACTTGTCGTGGAAGTCAGACGCCCTCACCAGGCCCCTGTCCTTGGCCAGCTTGTCGGCCTCAGCGTAGCTCTCGACATACTTGCCCAGGCCGCGATCGTAGTAGCCAGTGTCCACGCCACCCCACTGGCCGCGCGTTCTTGCCGGCATCGTCACCACGGGGAACATGTCACTGCCACAGGCACAGTCGAGGCCCATTGGTTTGGACTGTGGCGTACAGAGCACCTCTTCGTAGGCGCCGCACTTGGGACAGTGGTACGGATACAGCGGCATCAGACGCTCCCCATCATGGCTGCAATGTCATCGGGCGACGCGGTGGCCACAGCAGACTGGATGTCCGGTGGCGCTGCGCCTGAATCAAGCACACCCGCTGCTCCAGGCGGCGGCTCAGGTGGAGGGGCCAGCGGGATGTCCTCGAACCCCAGCATTGACGCTGCCTGCTCCAGCAGGAACTTGGGGTCGGCGCCAAGCGCCTGCAGGGTCGGCACGTTCATCAGGAACTGCTGCTTGCGCATTGCCTCTGAGACGGGAGTCTGCCCCTCATCCTCAGCAAACACCCGAAAGTCTCCAAGCAAGTCGGCCGTTGTCGGGCGAACAGGCGCACCCTTGATGTCAATGGGCACAGTCTTGTCGTCGACAAACGTCGCGAGCGTCGCCAGGTAGACCCGCACGAGCTCTTCGATGGTGGCATCGCGCTTGCGTGCAAGATGCCCAAGCTGAGACGAAGAGTAGCTGACAAGAGCGGCAACCTCTGCGGCGGAGGCGCGGCCACCCAGCCCCTGGCCCCGGCTGAACGGGTCCTGGTTGGTCGACGTGTACTGGTCGTCCATGACCTCGGCGACATACCGGCTGGTCTCTGCCGGCAGCGGGGTGTGAGGCACCGGCATAATCTGCTCGGCCAGACTCTCATCAGGCTCGAGGTCTACCTCGATGAACAGACCGTCTACACCCGACCGCATGTAGCCCTGGTTCTCCTCGTCGAGGGCACCAGACCGAACCAGATACTGTCGAGCCACCTTGCGAACCGCAGATGCCTGGAACGACCGGACGATGTTCTTTTCGTAGAGCTGGTCGTAGATGCGGCGCAGAGCGGAGTAGCCCTCCATCGGACGATGGGGGATCGACGAGAAGTACAACGGCACCAAGGTGGTCATGTACGAGCCATCCCAACTGCGAACTGGGATCTCCTCGTCCGCCAGGAAGCGCAGCTCACCCTGGATGTCTGGCGTCCAGAAGTACAGCCGCCCCTCTTCCAGGTCGTAGAACTCCACGACACGCACGTACTTGTCGTACTTGGTGGCCATTGCGGCAGGCATGGCCTCTTGCTCCTCGGTGTTGTACCGATCGCGCACGAAGTATGGCTTGCGACGCCGGGGCAGCCACTTGCGGTTGGCGCCGAACTTGGCCTTCGCGCTCTCAAGCGGCTCGTAGTAGGCGTGCCCGACGTAGCGGCTCTCCTCCCACGTAGGAGCGTCCACGTCTACGATGACCTCCCATGGGCACACGGCGACAGGCAGGACCTTCTTGTACGGGTCCTCTGTTTCACGTGGAACAAGCTTGATGAAGCTCATGGGGTGGATGAGCGCCAGCCGGGTTCCGTGCTCGATGGCCTCCCGACACTCCTCGGAGAGGAAGCCGTTGGCCACCGTCATGGCAACCTCTGCGTCACCAAGAGCTCGCATGCCCTTGCGGACCACGCATGCAGGGTTGCGGGCGTAAAGCTGACCAATGATGCCCTCGATGTAGCCAAAAGCGTCTGATGTCTGGACTTCGATCTGGTCTTCGTCCCGCTCTGGGATGCTGAAGAACCGCGTCTCGTAGATGTCCTTGAGCGCTTCTTGCTCTGGGCGCTGCATCTCCCAGTAGCGGTCGTGCTCCTCGAGCTTGATCTTGACATCATCTGGCTTCACATCGGCCTCCTGCGACCACCACGGACTGAGAACGGATGGGCCCTCTTCGATTCACGAACCCGATTCTTGCGAATCAGGTCTTCCATCGTCACCCTACTACGGTCCTCTGGGAAACGCAGCGGCATCTCTTGAGCAGCTATCAGCGCCAGGGCCAGACTGATGACGAGGTCGTCATGCTTTCCATGAGGATGGTCAGGCCTCTGTTTGCGCTCATTCCACCCGATTGACACGACCTGGTCATACAACTGCTTGGTCATCGTGTCCAGAAACCCATCCTCCAGCGTGGACCGAACGATCTCGAACAGCCCAGCCCGGTTGCCACCGTGCGTTCTCCACGGCTTGCCGTCGTGATTCGTCCACAAACGGCGCCGCGGGTACCCATGACGCACCACATCTTCGATGACGCGGCGGCCATACACGTTGGATTCAATGACCAGGGTGGGCCACTCATAGCTGCCGCCCAGGCGCAGGATGTGTTCTGCCAAACGGCTGGGCGTTGTGTCGCTGCAGGACCACTGCGCCGCCAGAGAACGGGTACTGGCGTCCACAACGGTGATGACACTGGCGTCCGAGCCTACGCCCGCGGCCACATCGACCCCGATCGCGTAGTCACAGTCCACATCCCAGTCGCTCAACACCCGCAATCGGTCCCGATCGGTCGCTGCTGTGGTCACAACCTCCACATGCTCCATGCAATCCAGCGTGAAGAACCGCTTTGACTGCGTCGCGAAGGCCTCTTCGACCGTCAACGGGTACTCTCGGCGGAACTTTGCCTTGCCGAGCGTGGCAATCTGCCGCCGCCGCCACGCAATCTGCGGCAATGACAGCCCATGCTCGTCCATCAGCCCCATTTCAGCGGCCGTTGGCGCAAAATCCCGCGTCACTTTGTCCTGATACGACGGATGCAGCGTCCATGGCAGGAAGCAGACGTGCCATCCGTTGTCGGGCGCGCCCTTCACCAGCTCATGAAAGCGCGAACCAGGCCGATTGACGGTGCTCTCCACCACCAAAAGGCCATCACCCACCGTCGCGTCCACCTCTGCCAGGGTTTCAGACTGGTCAGGGTAGAAGTCAAACTCTGACAGGTGGGCCATCGCAGCAGCAAACGACCGGGTTCCACCACGACCGCCAGCCATGTAGACCGTCTGCTTGGCGCCACTGTCTTTGAGTACGAGCTCATACTCATTCATCTTCGTAGAGGCCGGTCGCAGCTCTTCAGGCAACCCCTCATACATGCCACGCAGCATGCCACCGATGTTTCGGGCCGCACGATCGACATGGGCCATCGACGCCAGCGGCAACGGATTGTCTGCCATCAGCAGCGCATCGAACAGAAACGCCTCCACCTCCGTGCTGGCACCCAGGCGGCGCGCTTTCGGCACGATGATGCGGTTGTGCTTCCTCATCGCCTCGCGAAGAACAAGCTGGGCAGGACGCGGCTCATACCAAACCCACGCCTTGGTGTCGTAGTCCACGATCCGAAACGCACGCATCCGCGTGTCCTGAGGCAGTTGACGGAACTGGTCAAGCGCACTCACGAACCACTCACATCAACAACACGAGGCGAGCCAGCCGCAGCCTCCTTGACAGCGATCTCCTCAAGCCGCGCCATGAACGAGCGCAACTCCTTCGATCCACCATCCGACTCCTTGGCCACACCCTTCTCCAGACTCTTGATGAGTCCCTCAGCAGCACGAAGACCAATGGCATCAACCTGGCCATCCTCGTCCCGCCTATCAATCGCCTCTTCAATCGTATCCAGGG